GTACAGGACGCAGATTCGTTGTATCTGATATCAATGTTTGATGACGACAAAGCCCCCGGGGATTTCCCAATCGTCAGTTCCTGAATATCGTAATAGCGTGCATTCCCGCCACTCACCACGCCAAGATTCGCCGGTGAGTAAATGCGACTTAAAAGGACCGAATCACCAATCATCAGACTATTGATATAGTCGGAAATAGCCTGCTGGATCTGCTGCCCTATCTGTGAGGTATAACCCGTAAAAACTTTTAATTTAATCCGGGCATAAACAGGTACATCACTGGAACGCGAGAATTTGATTACATGGGGATTGCCGTATTTATCCGGAACCGTAACGGATGTTGTACCGTGAGTGGCTGTCCCCTGGCCTTTATTCCCTCTGATAGCCTGAGCAATATCCGTCACATCACCGCCATCCACAATTACAGCAACAGAGTGTGGCGGTAACCCATTACCGTCCTCCGAACCAGTATCGTTTTCATAGAGTTTGTGGCGGGTTACACCGGTAACATTAGAAACAGCACCATCCAGTGCTTCAAATGGGGTTATTGATGGCAACGCAACACTTTGCGACTGGCGGATACGTAACTCAGCATCAGTTTCTGCCGGAGAGCCAACAGTAGCCGCAGCAGGATTAGTTACCGAAACCCAGCCACGGGTTGGCGTATTAATTTCAGTGATAGTTCCAGCCAGCGCCGCCACTGCACCACTGACGGAACATGTTGCGGTCGCCATCACTGTACCATCCACGCCGACCACCACTGAAGCAGGCAAACGCCATATCACATTATTACTGTCTTTCACGCTGCCATTAATGATGGTTGTTCCGGCAGTTCCTGTAAGAAGCAAATCAACCGTAGAGTTCGTCGCGCCTTTACGTGAAATACCATTTATTTTCACGTTACTGGTCAGTGCAGCCCCATAGCCGGTTGCCGGTGAAAAACAGTTGTAGACAGTTATCGCCGTATTATTGGCATCATGAATCGCCAGCGCCATCAGAGCCACCATCTGGCCGTCTTTGCTGTCCGGTTCGAGGTAGGCATCACTGCCATAAATCTGCTGAAAATAGCTAATCAGGGTGCTGAGTATCGTCTGATAATCAGGCGCACTGATCCCCTCCGCGGTTACCTTTGCAGATAAACCGAGAGAATCAAGGTTCAGAGCCATTACGCCTCCGATGTAACAGTCGTTATTCCATAAAGAGTGTCGATTTCAGCGGAAAACATGACACGTCGGGTCGTGGTATCCAGCGTCGTATTGAAAGAGAGGATTGATTTAACGCCCCGCGTTTCGAGGATGCGCTTACGGATCGCCAGGTTGTAGGTTTCCGGCTTCTGCTTACCGAGTACGGACTGGATCCACGGAGTCCCCTCGGTGGTGTCGAGAAACCATTGCCCATACCACAATTCGAATCGCGTTTTTACCGCCTGCGCCACGGCCTCCGGTGAGTTAATCAGCCAGGTGTCATCACCGCTGCCAAAGGTGTAATCGCCATCGGCGTCTTCACGTCTGTATCGCATCAGTTTACTCCGTCGGTATTGCTTCCACCGCGCTGAACACCACCATGAGTGTGCGTATCATCGATTGGCTTGCCGTTAGCCTTCACGCTACCCAAAAACTCAACAGCACCAGTAATTTTTGAAGCCACACCAGAAACAACAGACCCCACCATGCCCCCCATCCAGGTTAACAGGCCATGAATGGTTACTTTCTCAGAAAAATCAGCCAGAGGGGCAACCACATCAAGGCCCCCCGGAGCAACAATTTTAATTTTCCCGGTATCAGGATTAAGCTCAAAATAGGTGCTGCCATCGTCACTACGCAACTGTGTGGCACTGGTATTAATACCGCTAATCTTCCTAGCCTGCGACTGGGGACCGACAATACAAAACGCATCCGATAAATCATGCATTCTGTCATCAACAGGCTCCTGTATCCCGCCGTTCTGCCACCAGAAATCAATACAACGATCGGCAAAAACGACAAGACACTCATCCCCGGCTTTTACCGGAAAAGTCAACGTACAGCCTCCGCCGCGCGGAAATACCACCGGCACATCCACCAGTAGCGGGTAATTTTTGGTTACGCGGTTGCCGTCGTTGTCGGTTTCAACCGAACGAATAGCAGGCTGCACAACCGCCGTCACCGCGTCAGGATCGAATGACTGAACGATGCCAGGCAAAGCGACGCGGATCTGGTTCTTTGTGGTTTCCCGCTCGGATTTGAATGTTTCGGCAAGGTCGCCGCTGCGGGTCTGGTCAGATACTGCCATTTGTTAGGCTCCAGAAAGCAAAAAACCCGCCGGATGGCGGGTTCGTAAATAAACTTTTTGCTAGGCTACTTGGGATTTCATTTCTGCTATTTTGTCCAACATCTTGTTCACCACTGCAATAGATGAACTTGCTTCAGTTTGCAAAATAGTCTCTGTTAGATCGTAGTCCGCGCGCTTACGCTTCATTTTTTGCTGTTTGAGAACTGCCCCCAACTGGATAAGAGACATTAACTCATAAGGTTCATCCTTCCGCCTTGCATCCGAAATAAGATATTGAACAACTCCATCATGTGTTGTCGGCGGGCAACACGTCAAAAGGCCACATGTTTCATGGTAGAACGCATAGTATGCCCGTGAAATAGCACTTCTGAAACCAGACTCAATACCAGTGTCTAAACATGCACGGGATGCGTCAATGAACTCTTTTCCTTGGATACTCATATCGTGAAGTGAATCTCCTGCCGATTACGCCCGCGGAACCAGGCCGTCACATTCTTTCCAGCGAAGATCTCATTCATTGCAATTTCAGTAGCAACGTCAATATCCATATCGGAAAGCATATCGGCATCCTCACATAAAACATCACAAACTATGCCAGCATCCCCATCCGGGCTTGTGACATAGTCATGAGAAATAGCTAAAACACCATAATTCTTAGCGACATTAGTAATTGTTCTGGAAAGAAGATTTATCTCATTCGTGCTTAAATCAGTCACACTTATGAATGTATCTAATGCCCGTTTTTTTTCCATGATATCTGACTCCATGCTTTCTCGCTCGCTCTCACTTCCGATCATAGACAGAGCTTTTCGAGCAAAAAAGAGTGATAGTTCACCATCGCCGTCAGCATAGGCTGCATTCCTTGCTCGTATGCACAAAGCAAGGCTGGTAATTTCCCGAGCTAACCTCACAGCCTCTTCTCGGTACAATTCATACTGTCCAGTATGACTGAGGTAAGAAAGATAATTTCTGGCTACTGTTTCGTCACGGTATGCAACTGCCTCCTGAAAAAAACCGACAGCTTCAACATGTTGATGCGCAGCTCCATAAGCCAGAGCCAACACCATCAACTTAACTGGCTCATCAGGGATTTTGCCTGCTTCAGAGACAACTCGCTTTAGCGTAAAAGCATCCAGTTGCTGCCCTTCATCAATACGTGAAGTAAGCATCTCAAGCGTTTCATTCAGTTTGCTATACAGTGCAAGTGACATTAATCATCCTCCTTAACGGAGGAATTTATCATTGGAAGGCATCATCAACAACCTGTTGTTTTATTCATTAATCCATATTCTAGACTAATGCTTTGCTCTTTTCTAAGGAGAGAAAGGAGAACTGGTTAAAATTTCTTACTCTCACCCAGCCACTTTTTTACAAGGGAAAGATTCGATGATTTTCGGCGCATCCATGACTTAATAACCTTGAGATTTAGCAACGCGAATACCGGCCGCCATCCCATTGAAATCCCATGCGTTTTTATGGGCAATAGGATTACGTGTGTTGAAGGCATAGCGCTGGCCCATTTTCCATGCTGTATCGCTAACAGACTTATCTTGAGAGAGGTTTACCCACTCCTTTATGCCTTTGTAAACATAGGACTTACAATCATCCGTAGTTCCTTTCCGATTGGTGTAGGCATCCAGATCTTCGCATTCTTGAAAGGAGTTGCTGACTATATCCGCGAAATCATCAATGGTCATGGCGAATCTGCGACCATTCATAGCGAAAAAAGGAGTAGCAGAGGCGTAATGTTGCCACTGCGTAAACTTTTGCTGATCCATTAAATCAACAGCCATTTTTTCATACTTCCCAGGAGCGGATAATCCCGACATCGGAACAAGTAAACTTATTGCAATAAAAATGGCTTTCTTATTCAATCTTATCCCCACCGATTCATTGCTCCTTGACTTTGAAGATCCGCCGCGCCACGCGCTTGGCACATCATATCCATGTACCACGCCTGGCCCCTTGTGTCACCAGTGTACATAATCCCGCGCACAATATAAACGCCATCCGTTGCGATGCTGGCAGGTTGTGCTGTGGTGCCGCTGAGCGTGATATTACCGTCCGTGTTCTGGTCGGTGATCTGACCACCAGCCATAGCGATATCGTTGTTCGACAACGCGGCGCGATATACAGA